ATCAATTTCTCCATTTTCGTCATTATATACGAGAGAATGAAACATCTTATATGGATTAGAAATAAATTCTATATCTCTTGTGTCTGTATCAAAAACATGAAATCCTTTTGTTTCATTTAAATCACCAAATGTAATCTGATATTGAGTACCCATATAATAGATATTATCCTTTTTTTGTCTACAGTGGAAATGACCAGATAAAACTTGCTCAAAACGGTCAAACATTTTAGGATTCATTCCTCCGTGAGATTTGACTCCTCTTATGACATCATACCCTTCAAGTTCTAGATGTCCAATAATAATTGGCGCTGCAACAGTTTTAATAAAATCTACAGATTGATTATAATTTTCATTATTTATCCACGGTAATAATGCAATATCCAATCCATCAAAATTTATTACTGTTGGGTTTTCATAAATAACCATTGAAGGATGTTTTCCAAACAATTCATTCATTGAATTAATTAAATTAGTATTACGATAATATACATCATGGTTGCCAAGAATACAATGCATTTTTATATTATTATTATCCAATACATCCATAATTCTAGTACGAATTTGATTAAGTATATTAAAATTAACAAATTTACGCCTATCCATCAAATCACCGGCGTGTATGACTGTGCTTATATTATTTTCTTTAAGATATGGAAAAAATACATTATCAAAAAACTTCATAGAATAATCAAAAAATAATTGAGAATCACCCCTAGCACCAAAATGTGAATCATTTAAAATTCCAATTTTCATTTTTCATCATCATCCTGTAATAGAGAATTTAAATTATTCTTTTTTGACGCCTTCTTCTTCTTCTTCTTCTTTTTCTTCTTCGGTGTAAATTTTTCTATATCTTGTGGATTTAACCTAAAATGATTTGCGAGTTGGTCGGTTGATTTTTTATCTTTTTGTTCTGTATTTTTTATTTTTGATGTTTCAAAATAATTCTCTTTACACCAACTTTTAATCTGATCATCCTCTGCTGATTCTAATAGTTTATACTTGATATAATTTTGTTTCTTTTCTTTTTCTATTCTTCTAAGAAAAGCATAATATATTATTTGAGTGAAATATGAAAAAGGATTTTTAGATTTTTCTGGATTAAAATTATGAGCATACATTAGACAATTTTCTATACCATCACCAATCATTTCTTCTCTAAACGGATAATTTATAAAATTCGGTCTATAAGAAAGATGCTCTGCAATTTTCAAAAAACATTCACCAATATAATCTGTTACTGGTGGCCTTGAATCGTCTGAATTTTCTGCTTCAATTACATCCTTTTTCCAATCAGACATTGCAATAAAAAATTCTTTATTGTCAACATAATGTTGTTTCGGTTCTGGTTTATCTTTTTTACTCATAATTTATATTATACACACTTTTTCATAAATTTATACAAAAATCTTTACTTTTTTCTTGACATTATTTGAATTATAGGTTACACTTTCAGTGTCCAGGAAATAAGAGGGGAATTATGATCATAAGTAATCTTTAGGGTCTGGGGACCAATCGGTCCACTTAGTGCCAAAATCTTCTCTATCTTCTTCGTCTCCTGTATAAATATCATTTATATTTTTCATTTCATTATTCATCGTATCAATAAGTTGCTGAACATCTTTAATGTTTATTAAACCGGCATCTACCAAAGATAGTAATGCTTCTGGTGGTAAAAATAAAGACATATTAATTAAATTTTGATTTTCTGATATATCTGGCCATTCGTTGAAATTTTCAGGATTTTCTCTCATTTCTTTTAAATCATCTTGAATCGCATCAAACATTTCTTTAACATTTTCATCACTCATATTATTTAATATATCAGAAATGGTTTTGGGTTCATTTTCAATGTCTTTTCCTTTGATAATTTTTTTAGGAGAAGGAGGATCGATATCTTCTTTTTTCTTTTCTAAATCATATAATTCAATAATCCTATTATCTGGTTCAAGAAAAGTTGCAACAAAATCTTTTGGTATTTTAGTTTCAATATCATTTGATAACGATAGCCAATTCTTCAAAATTGTTATTTCTTTCTGACTTCCAGTATAATTATTAGAAAGGAGAACAGTTTTAAATATCATGGGTCTTTCTAATATCAATTTCCCATGAGATTCACCACGAATTTTGGCAATTAATTCTTCCCCACTGCGTAATTTTAATATCCTATATGGTGTTTTCATATCATTTACCTTTGTCATATATTTATATTTACAACCTTGAAAGAAAAGTTCTCATTACTATATATCTTTATTCTTTCGTCCAAATGTCTCATTGTGTGATTTCTGTATTTCTTATACTGCAAATTATCACTAATATCATATAATTTAACATGTTTTTTATCCTTAGATTTACGCAATCCCCTACCAATAGACTGTAATACACGAATAACTGATTTAGATGGAGATGCAAAAATAATATTATGAATATTTCTAATATTAATTCCAGTAGAACATGTTCCATATGATGCAATAAGAATTGCATCTTCTTCTTTGTCTATAATTTTCCTAATGTATTCTCTTTGTTCTGTTTCTGTACCACCGTGAATGAAAAAAACCTTCCTGTCTGGATATAATGACCTAATATTATTGAATAACGGTTTTCCGTGGTCTTCTACAAAATTGAATAATAATAGAGTATTTCCCTTTAATTTACCACACAAAACTTCAATAAATTTATTTCTTTTCTTATTGGAAATAATCCATTTCAGTTCATCTTGATATTTGGCTCTTTTTATTTCTTCAACATCTTCTTTTGGATACTGAAGACTTATACAATCTATTTCCAACTTTGAAAGTAATTTTTCTTTAATTAATTCGGTAGTAGTAGTAACATTATAAACCCTTCCAAATAAACCTTCAATTACTAACTTGTGTATGTTTGTCCCATCCAGAGTCCCTGTCGTCCCCACACGGTACTCACAGTCCTTTAATTTAGACATTAGAGTGGTAAGGGACTTAGATTTGAAAAGATGACATTCATCACCAAATACAGCACCAAATTGAGTAAAATACTTATCTGGTAATTTGTATATACTTTGCCATGTTGATATTACAATTCTTTTTTCAGTTATTTTGTCTTGTCCGGCATAGATAGAATGGCATTTATTATCCACATTCCAATCGATTTTGGAAGAATAATCACCAAAATCATTATACATCTGGGAAACCAGACCCGTTGTAGGAACTACTATCAGGATTTTTTTATCTTTCGGTAAAATATCTTCATAATACCTAATAAGTGCATAAATGATTAAAGATTTACCACTACCAGTAGGCGAAAGTAGAAGACATCTTTCATTGTTAATTGCATGTGCAATTGATTCTAATTGGTGTTTGTGTGGTTTAATTCTAGAGCCATTTACGGTAGGTTTTAATTTATTGGATACAAAAACACTAATATCTTTATCTGTTATAGAGGATTTTGACTTTTTGGTTTCACTTGTTATTGTATAATTTCTATCTTTAGCAAAACTATACACATATTCAAGAAGACCTGCATATAGTTGTTGGGTATGAAGATTGTATAATCTTATTTGACCATCCCATAGTTTATTTTTATATGCAGGTGTATATTGATAGTTAGGGACGGTGAATGTGAAAAAATCACTCAGTTCCTTTGCAATTGACCGTTCACATCTAATTTTAATATGAACAGAATCTACTTGTTGTATTTCTAAATCACTCATACACCACTGGTGAATTTTAACCAATCGATTGCGGCTCTAATAGACCACTGCCGATTATTAATTATCTTGATTATACTTTCAAGATATTCTACCTTTTCCTTTTGTAGTAGTATTCTGTTTGATAATTTAATAATATCATCATCAGAATTTAAGAATTTATCTATATCTGTCTTCAGGATATTTAAATCAAAAGTCTCCCATCCTCTTTCGTCAAGTTCTTCTTGACTCATCTTTCCTGTATAGTATAACCATTTGTATTTTTTTAATTTATATAAATCCGATTGAATCTTACCAAGTATAAGTTTCTCGTCTGTGTATATTATCAAATACTTATTGTGTAATTGTGGCGTTCTCATAGACTCTTTGTCCAATTCTGTTTCATCCATAGAAAGGTCTTGAGTAGCCATATTTCTAATTTCATCAATATTCATAATAAATCTCCTGAACTATTGTATCACATAAACTGTAAAAGTCAATATTTACAGTTCATCTATTTCATATAAAGTATATGAAAATGTGGCAGAAGCCGTAATAGGTTCTGTATCTGTTGCTAAGGAATTGAATTGAAATCCAGACAAAGCAATAGGAAATGCATCTATAAATCGTATATGGAGATTTGGTTTATATACACTGTTGGTTACAACAACAAGAATGTCTGAGAAGAAATCAGAAGTTTGTGAACCGTCTATTACATCTGTTACATTTCCCATGTTTCCAATCTCTTTCATCCACTGATAAACTTCTAACCAATTTTTCATATTTTCATCTACTATAAAATTTACTGTTAAATCTTCAAATGTATATCTACCACCTATGAATTTAGGGTATACTCCTACTGATGTAGGTTGATCAACTGGAGTCAGATTAAGAGAAGGTATACCAACACTTTGACAAAAATAAGTTACGGTAGGAAGTCTAGTTATTTCTAAATTAAAGAAATTACTTGCAAGGTAATTGTTGGTGGCGGGTTGACGCGGATTTACAACTCTTGTTACATCTGGAATTCCCGGACCAGTATAACCACCAGTTTGTCCATTGTCATAAAAGTTTACCATATAAGTCTCCTATGATATATGTATAAAGAAAAAAGGGAGTCCCAGAAGGACTCCCTTTTCATTCAGTGTAACTATTAGTCTGATTTAGAAACCAGAAGTGTTACCGTGTAGATTGGTGATTGCAAAGAGTCTATAGTAGACATTGTCTGCATTACCAATTACTGGGTTCGTTGGGGATGTAGTATCCTTCGCGAATGGGTTTGCAACCATACCGTACCGAGTTTTGAACCCGATTTTTGGTTGGAATGTATTTTCACCAACCGCACGAACCATTTGTAGTGGAACGTATGGACAGTAGAACATACCAGCATCGTATGGATTAGTACCTCTATAACCCACTGTTGCAAAGTTTACATCACTACCTGAAATTGTATCAGTAGCACTGTATGGGTCAACATAGACTTTCATCTTACCGTTGAGTGTACCAACGAATGTATTACCAGTGTCATCAACATCAAGTGATGTATTTAATGCAGGAGATAGTTGTAACCAACCACCCATTGCAAGTGCAGAAGCAACATCTGAAGAGCAGATAACAAAGTTACCTTTACCTCGGCGTGTTTGCTTTGCAATAACATTGGCTTCTCGTTCGAGTTGGAACATAAGTCCACGGAATCGTTCTGCACTCCATCGACCATCAGAGTCAAGGTTGAGGTCATAAACACCTGCAGTACCTAAGTCATTGTTTTGAGCACCTGATTTAGCACTTGTATAAATGCTTCGGATTACTTCACGGTTGATTTCTGCAAGAATTTCGTTACTAAGAATATTAGCAAGTTCTGATTCTGCATCAAGTCCGTGAACTGCTTTCAAGTCTTGAGCGAGTTCAGTGGTGTATTCTGCTTTCAATGCACGAGTTTTTGCTTCCACAGCAACTCGTTCTATACTGAATGCCATTTCTTTGAACAGTGGTGAACTGTTACTTAGACTTTCAGCAGTTCCTGTCAACATTGCACGGAAACCTGCAAGTGTTGGACTTGCAGTTGGGTCAATACCACCAGTTGAACTGAAGGCTGCAATATTTCCTACACCGTCTCCAGAACCACCCAAAGTAGCACCAGCACCAGAAAACTTAGCGAATGCTTCTTGGTACAATGCTTCTTTACCAGTTTGACTATCATATCTTGCTCTCATTGCAAAGATAAGACCAGTTGGTGCAGACATTGGTTGAACACCAATAACATCGTATGCCATTAGATTAGGCATTGAACGGCGAACAAGACTGATTAGGATTGGGTCATAACCTTGAAGGTTTGAACTACCTGAACCTGCTTGACTAACCGCAAAACCACCACCACCCATTTGGTTAGTGATTTCTGTCAAAGATTGTTCTTTTAATGCTCGTTCTTGGTTTTCCAAAAGAACTGCTGTTACTTTTTCTTTATATCTATCACCAATACTTGGGATGCTTGGGTGTTCCAAGACTGGCTCCCACTTTTCAGCAAGCATATCTGCTGTACTATTTTCTTGATTAAAATCCATTATGGAATCTCCTTAATTATTAATTTACTACCCATATTTATAATTTCTTATATTTTAAGACACTTTGTCGTTTTTACTATGACGATGGATTGCATTCATATAAACATCCATGGCGCCACCTTCTGCTGGTTTGATTGATTTATCAGTTGTTTCTACTTCTTCT